GTCGCCTGGCTTGTAAATCGGCTTGCCGGATGTCGCTGCCGCCTCAGGCACCTGCTGCGTGGTGCTGTAGTAAGTCGGCACCTCTGTTTTGACTGGGCTGGCAGTGCCACTGCGATCAGGGCCGCCTTGCCTCTGAAAGTTTTTAAGGTCTGCAGGATTGTCAATAAACGATTCCAACAACTCATCGTCGGCGAGCGTTTTGTTAAGCACATCAGTGATGATTGTTGACTGCTCTTCTGGCCTTAAGAAACGACCCTTTTCAGCGGTTTCATTACGAATCCGAGTTGAAGCTTCTTTCTGCACATGATCACGAACTCTCTGTACTGCGGCGGCTGCAGCTGAATCTTGTTCGCGGAGGTAATCGACAATATCGATGCCTCTTTGCTTGGCAGCTTCGATCATTCCCAGGCCACCCTCTGGCAAAATCTTTTTAACAATTGCACTGGCTGAGTTCTTCAAGCCTGTGGTCATTTGAGTGCTATCGATCTCACCGTTTGCATCGCGTTCTTTCTGGCCACGTAGTGACCGCCAGCGATTAAGCAACTCTTTCCTGAGCGTCACAGGAGCATTTTTTAGGAGTTGCCTGAACTGAGAATTTGCTGCTGCTTCGTCCCAGTTGGCGCCAATTGCAAATTCCTGCTCAGAGAAAAAGTCTTCTACGGCCTCACTATCAAACGACAAAGTCTGGAACTCTTGAGCGGTCTTGCTTCGGCCAATTAACACCTCGGCAAGCTCTGCATCATTCAGATCTCTGAAGTTGGGGTTGGCCCTTAACTCCTCAAACTGACTCGCCATTTCCGCTGGGGTCATGGCCAAGGCGCCCTTCTCGTCCAGCTCGTCTTCGATGGCGTCCTGAGCCATGGCGACCTTCCCGTCACGCAGCGTCTTCAAATCCCTGGTGACGCTGGCTGCCTCTTTCAAGATTTCAGCGCCATAAAGCTGCCCGACTGGAATCGAGAAACCGTTCTCGTCAGTAACGCCGCTCGGCATGTTTTGCAGAACACCAAGCGCAGCCGAGGCCTGCTGGCGATTGGGGTTATCCAGGTCGCCTTGAATTGTTTGCAGGTCAGCGACGGTCCGCATGATGGCCTTGCGGATCATTGCCTGAGGCTCGCCAGTAATGCCGAACTGATTGCCGAACTGCTGCAGGATTGAACTCCAGCGGTCTGGTGTCGTGCGGGGATCGAACAAAAGACCCGTCAGTACCGACGACGCCTGCTTGACTCCGACGTCTTTCTGGTATTTGACGTGCCCCTCGAGCTGCTTCTTGCCAAGCCACTCATCGGCCCTGGCAACCGCTGGCGCGACGTATTGCTGGAAGCCAGGGCTGAATTCATCAAGTCCGAAGTATCCAGCGATCTTGCCGCTTAGCTGGGCTCTGACGGCTCCAAAAGCAGGGTCTGCAGGGTCAAGCTTTGACAGGCTTGCGCCATTACGAGTCCATTCCGCCTCGAACATCCGAGGAGCGAGGGTCGCCACAAACTGACTGGCCTGATTCTGGCGACCGGCCTGCCTGAATGGATTCGCCTGATCCATGAGCACCCCGGCAATGGGGTTGTCGACACTCAGCTGACGGTTGTCTTCTGCGTACTGAATGCCTTTGACAAGTTGGTCGCGGTTGATGTTGGCCGCAGCCTTAAGTATTTCGTTCTGGCCCTTCTGGTACTGCGACGTGCCGTACAGCTGTATGCCCGCGTCGTACAACTTCGACAACGGTTGAAGCGCATCTGTCAGCTCCTGCAGGGAGTTGTAGCCCTGCACATTGGGCTGACCTCCTTTCTGGAACGACCGGATCCCTGCAGCTTGCGGGAGTCTTGGCTGCTGAGTTGGAGCAGCTGGAGCCGAGTTCGCATCGAACTGCAGGAAGGTGCTGACCGGCCTTGCAGAAGGGGAGATGTTTGCGCTTTGGAGTCGTTGTGGAGCTGCCATTGAATTAGCCGTTCATGATGTTCTGGACGGCCCCGTAGGTGCCAATCGCGTTGTTTGTTGCGTTGATCGCAGTGCCAAGGAACGCAGCGCCTGCGCTTGGAGCGCCGCCAGTCATCGACGGGCCTGCTGGATTGACCAATGTCGCGAGCGGCGGGAATGGCTGGATCGGATCAAGAACGTCCTGCGCTTCGTAAAGCTGCTGACTGTTGTATTGATTCAGGTAAGTGGCAATTTGACCGGCTTGATCCCGCGTGAATTGCCTACTTCGAAAGCCCTGATTCAGCTGCCGCATCGTCTCCATGTCACCGACCTGGCGGGCGTAGTCGACGATGTAGCGATCAACATTTAGGCCTTCTCGACCAGAAGCAGTGACAGACGCTTGCTGCCGCAACGCTTGCTGCTTGTACTGCATCATCGATATGGCATCTGCCATCGACTGCTGTGCAAACGCATCGGACAATGCCGCTGAGCTTTGCGCAAAATTTGCGCCAGCTGATGCCCTAGTGCGACTTACAACCTCTGCCTGGTTGATTGCTTTTGACAGCTCGAAGTTGCGCAGCTGGCCGGCATACGCAAGCTCTTGCCCGGTATTGATCTTTGACTGCCAAAACGAATACCTGTTGTTCAGGTCTTGCTGTTTCGCTTGAGTCGACGCAGTCCACTGAGAGAACTCAGCAGAGGCCTTTTGATAAGCCCTCTGATTTAGATAGTCCTGCTGCTTGGCTTGATAGCCAAGGAAGCCCTGAAATGCTGATAAGCCGAACTGGCCGCCAGCAAGCGCCAGTGCCGGAGTGATGACAACCATTAACTTGCCCTCCAGAAGTCACAGAACAATGCAGCCGACGGTCCAAAGGGCCGAGGCCGCTCAACCGTAAAGCCCAAATGCTTCAGCCATTTGATGCTTTCGGTGTTCTTTGAATAGACCTGATTGAAGAGAGGGCCGCCCAATTCCTCAAGGCATGTGTCTACCCATTGTCGGCCCTGAACGCATAACTGCCAGCGTGCCCGTCGACTCTCTGTCAATCGATCAGTTCCAAGCATCCAGATACGTTTGCCTACGACCCCGCAGAGACCGCATGGCACATCGTCATCAGTGACCATTCCGCGCACGAGATCTGAATGTGCCCAGCTTTCGGTAACTGCGTCACGGGCGTTGCAGCCATGGCTAAGCATCACTTCTTGCACATCCATGTATCGCAGGTTCTCTGCCACATCCAGGACGTGGTCTGCAGTTGGCTCGTAAACCCACTTCATCAGCTAGCGCCTGAGCGACTGGTGATCATGCCAATCCATTCCACCGTGGAGAACTTCGACGGGTGAGGCGTGTCGTTCAAAAGCTCAACTGCAATGCGATCACCACGACCCATGATCGGAATGTTGAATACGCCCTGGTACTTGAGCTGAATGTCCGTAGTCATCGGCCTTGTGGGAGTACCAATCGACGAATTCCGCACGGCCAGAACTGTGCCGTCGAACGTATAAAGGCCTTCGCTTCTGTTCTCCGGGATGACCCGTGCCTGAAAGAAGCCTGACTCGTGATACGCGAGCTTGGCCTGCCGCACTTGCGTGCGCACGACATTACGAACTGCCTTGCCGCCGCCAATGTCTGACATCAACTTGAAGCGACTAAAGCGATAACGGAACTCATATTTTTCGCCTGCCCAGACTTCTTCCTGCGACCAATCCCCGCGTGCAGTAATCGTGGTCCCCGTAGACGCAGACCCGAGCAACACCGGGCCAGCCTTGTTGACCTGAGTCATGTTGTACGCCGACCAGACCTGAACTTCGTTGGTTGCCTCGTAAGGGAGCGTGAATGTCGTCTCGTTTGTCTGTGCGCTGTAAACGCCTTTACTCATGCGCAATGGCGCAGGGGTGGCTGTCGTTGTGCTGACCAGCCGGTCCAGCAGCATTGGGTAAGGAGCGTTGACCTTTGACTCCTCAGCGCGATCGAGGACAGAGATCTGCTCGAGGTAGACCTCGTCGCCGTATTGCATCAAGCAATAAAGGATCTCCCTGATGCAGACGACCTGAAGCACTTGATCAGCGCCGAACTCCCAGTAGGACCAGCTGTTCTGCGCACGCTCTGGGCTGCCGCCCTGGTTGCGCAGGAACCACTTGTAGACGTAAATGCGCTTGCGATAGTCAGCGCCGAGCATTCCTGTCGTGTACTTCGAGCTGATTAAAAACGCTGCATTGCCGGTGTCGTTCACCGTCATCTTGAAGCATTCATTTGGAATGAAGCTTGAGATATAACCAGTCAAATCAGCAGCGTCTGCTGTCAATGCAGTGCCTGCACCGCGCACCGCAAACTCACGCATCTGCGACCACTGGCCGTTGGTTTGCATAAAGAAAATGCCGCCACCAGCCGTTTGCGGCCTGGTATCTACGTCGACATCGAAATTCGTGAGCGACGTAATTTGTGCGGTGGCAGGAGTTAAAACTGTTTCCGCCGCGTTAAATCGATACTGGATCTGCGAGGAGAACAGGATCAATTCGTCCTGATACGGGACTGCATACCTCAGTACCGAAACCTTGTTGTTGCTAGCCACAACATCGATAGGATCAGTATCAAGAACGGTCGTAACTGTTTCGGGAAAGAATTCAAAAAATTCTCGAACCCGCGAGAGAATAACATTCTCGTCAGCCAGGAATCCGAGCCGGTTTTTGTAGATAAAGATGTCGTTAATCGCATAGCCAATAAACGATGGGTCGGGTGATGTATCGATGTCGCCTGCGATCCGCTTGCCCCATTCAGGGACGCCCGCAGGAATGCCTGCAACCGTCTGCCCGTTTACTGCGCCAAACCAGAAGTTCCCATCCGCTTTACGGATAAGAACATGCGGCATCGTTGCAGAGTCGAGCTTGTACTCAGTTCCTGGCGCGACAGTTTCAGCCCATTCACCTTCGCCAAAGCTTCCGCTTCGAGGCTCAAACTCGACGTAGTAGTTGTCAAAGTTGGTGCCAGGATCACCAGTGATTTGAATTTGATAGCCGACAGGGGCAATCGTTGGCAGCTCAGTGAACACCTGCACAGTGTTCAAGATCGCCGTCATCGTGGCGTTGGCTTTTGCGTCAGTCGCTGACACCGTGATCGGGCTGTCAGAGCGGAACCAAATCACCGAGCCCGAGCGGCTTTTGTCGACACCGCTGATGCCATCCATCAGGGCCTGGGCGATGTCCTCGGAACTGATCCTGTTCTCGATGACGGTCTCTCCGTCAACGATCACCGCAGCGACAGGCGTCTCGACCGTGACCTGCGTGCCGTTGATGTTGAGGACGTACTTGTTTCCGTAGACCGCCTGCTTGACCCAGACCAGGCACTCATGCGCCTTTGGTCGAGGCGACTCTGGGGCTGTGGCCGTATCCATCGCCGTCGCCACCAGCGTGTTGGTGATCCAGGTGAAGTCAGCGATCGTGACGGCGCGAACCTGCTGCGTAGCGTTCGTCAGGCTGCTCAGGTAGTTGAACGCACCTGTGTCGGCTTCGACTGTCTTCTCGGTGCCATCAAGCTCAAAAACCTTAATTGCATCCTTTGTAATGACGCTGATGTATTCCTCTTGCTGATCCCTGAGGATCGTGTGGAAGAACGCATCACCAAAAGGTGTTGAACTGACCTTTGCCAGCGTCCTGCTGCTGTCCCGCTTGCGCAGGCCTTCGGCAATCGACGACACACCGTTGATCTGAATCTCGCCCTGACTCGGATCCTTTTGGGAGTCAGGCTGCTGGCTGACACCTTGGATCAAGTTCGGGATCGTTACCGCGACGTTTTTCATCAGAAGATTGAGTAGCCATTGGCAACGCGACGGTTCATCAGGCCGGTGTTGGGCTGATACGTCGGGAAGGCGTAGGGGCCGGACAGCATGTTTGCCTGCTCTTGCTCCAGCTCGATGCGCTCAAGCTCTGCCTGAGCATCCTTCTCGTCTTCAAGCGTGTATTTGAACAGAGCATCAGAGCCAAGCGTCCGATCAGAAAAGATGCGTGCTGCCCTGATGGTCACCCAGCGGTTAAATGCTTCTGGGACTGCATCCCAAGCCAGCAGCCAGATCACATCAGCGCACAGTTCAGTGACCTGCTCGTCAATTAAATACGTGCGCTTCAGCAGGTCGTAAACCCGCTGGCCGCGCAGCTGATAGCGACCGTTGTACTGATAACGATTGACCGAAAAGCCAACGACAGAAACAGGAATCTTGATCTCCCCCGTGGCCGGGTCCCTGGCAAATGGGTAGTTGAATTCCGAGTTCCAGCTCCATCCCTTCGTCTGCCCCTCCTTGTGCACCTCGAGGACGGTGCGTTGTGCCACACGAGCGTCTTGGATCTGTTCATTGTCGAGATTGTCGACGGGCTGCTCACCAACATTTTCAAGACAGATATTGACCGCGTCTAAAAGGCTGGTTCTCCCTTGAGCCGTGGATTGCGCAATCAGCGACATTTGCTCTACGAGGACGATGACTGCATTCTGACGGACGCCAAAAAAAGGGGCCAGCCGTAGCTGACCCTTGCCCCACTTTGCTTTCCTCTTGAAAGGTAATCAGGTGGTTGAGATTTGGCAGGCACACTCAGCACGGAGCACTCCCATACCAAGGGCTTGTCTCGCGACCATAAGGTCGGACTGGTATTGGACCCTGAATTCTGAGCCTGTCAGCTGCAGAGAAGGACTCAGCAGAGACACAACACCAACCGCGTCACGATGGAAGATCAGGCCGCGGCACTTGGTGAGGTTCTGTGCGTAGTCGTTGTTGTAATCACCAGCCACCAGTGTGTAATCAGGCTGGTCAACGTGGTTGCTGGAGAACAGAGGAATGCCAGCAATTCTGGCAGTCTCGCCTTGAGCAATCGTTCCGTTGCCGCCGCCGCCATTGAAGTCGACGTTGATGGCACGACTTGACTGGGTGATTGAGTAGTAGTCGTCTGGGGTGAAGACGGCATACATGTTGTCAATCGGCACATCCTTCTTCTCGAAATCAACCCGAGCAGAGAAGATGGCCTCGACTAGCTCGTCACCACGCTGTTGACGGGTTTGAGCGTTAAATGTCGCGGCATCTTTGCCCAGATCGATCGCATTACCAGTGCGACCTGTGTTCAGAGGATCCTTGGCGAGAGGCTCGGTGCTGTTGTTGGCAGCAGCGTAGACAAGACGTGCAACACGCTTGTCGTACTCGTACGCCAGGCTTCTGCCCAATTCTTTTGTATAAATTTGCCTCACATCATAGTAATTCATTAATTCATCGACCTGGTAGATTGCAGCGTCTGCAATCATCAATGCGTCGAGTTCAATGATACGCTGATTGAGGTCAGAAGGATCGTTACCTTGGCCAAGGATTTGTGTCCCTGGTTGATGATAACGGGCCTCCATTTTGCCCGTGATGGGGAAGCTTACAGAGCGGCCTCCGCGAATGTTTCTTTCGCGAGTTTTGCCCTTGAAGACTGTTGCGGTGAGGAATGCGTCAAGGACTTCTGCGGCGCCAAGACGCAGAAACATTGCGCGGTCTTTATCCAGGCCTGAGGCGCCAGGGCCCCAAGTCGCTGCATCGCCCTTAATTTGGCCTAAGCGTTGCAGTGCTACATCAGGAGGAGTAGCCATGAGTTTTTCGGAGGAATAGTTTTAGTTGTTAGACCGCCCATTCCTCCCTGGCCGTGAGTTGTCCTTTCGGGCTCACCCAGTTCCGGTTGCTGTCTTGCTTACTAAGTTACTAGAACTCAGGCGAAGCAGCCAATATCATCTGGACCTTGTTCCGGTAGGCCTCATCTACGTCGTAAATACGCTGGCCATTGTCATTCCGCCGGTTCATTGCATCCAGTAGCTGTTGCTGGCTTTGGAATACAACCCTGTCATCTGTTGGTGTTCCGCCCCCGTAGAGCTGTGGCTCAGTGTCTTGCTGCACAAGACCCTGACGTGCCTGCAACGACTTCAGAGCCCAGCGCACAGCGTCGGCATTGCCGGAGTCCACAGCAGCGTTGTATTCAGCACGCTCCTGCTCACTCATGTTTTCTCGGCCCCAGGCCTGCAGCGCATCAAAAGCTTGCTGCCCGCCAACCTCGCTCAAGATTGCATTTGAATCGGCATCAGATAAACCATCACCTCCAGCTGGTGGGGCAGCCTGCGCCTTTGACACGAACTGTTCAACGACGCTCTGAGGGACGTTGAACGTCTCAGCCAGAGTTTCGTAGTGCTCGCTGATGTCTTGACCCTGGTCAGCGGCGTACATCACCTGCC